GGTGGAACAGGTATTGGTGAACTAACAGGTTACACACTTGAAACTACTGCTGATGTCGTAGAAGATACTCAATTATCTGATGCAACAAAATCATTTGTAGCTGGAAGAACATCGTTTTCAGGAACTTTAGAAATGAGTTATGATGAAACTGATTCTCCACAACAAACATTAACTGCTGGAACATCAATAGCTTTTATATTAGGGCCTGAAGGAGATGGTTCAGGAGATGAAATTTTTACAGGCACAGGAATTATTACAGGAATGAGTGTAAATGTTACATTGGATGGAATAACTACTAGATCAGTTACTTTTCAAGGAACAGGAACATTAACAAGAGGAACTGCTTAATATTAATTTATGTCAGTTATAGATAGAGTAAAAACTCATTTTGAGACTCTGCAAACTATTACTATTGAAGTTCCTGAATGGAAAGACGAGCATGGTAATCCATCTGTTTTTTATTCAGAGCCATTAACACTTGAACAGAAAAATATTATTTTTAAAAAATCAAGCAACTTTCAAGATTTAACAGTTCTTGTTGATTTATTAATGATGAAGCTTATGATTAAAAATGACAAAGGCGATTTAGTTAAGGCTTTTGACCCATTTGATAAACTTGCTTTACAAAAAAAAGCAGACTCAAATATTATTGCAACAATAGCAAATAGAATACTAGCAGACACATCACTAGAAGAATCTGTAAAAAAGTAAATAGCGACCCTGACATACAATCTTTGTTAGTGGTTGCTGATAGACTTAAATTACCAATTCAAAAAGTATTAGATATGCCCATCAGCCATTATAATCTTTGGATAGCCTACTTGAAAAAAGAGCAAGATGAGTATAAAAAACAAAAGAACTTAGCAGAAGCAAGGAAATATAAATAATGGCACAAAAATTAAATATAGACATAGTAGCACGAGATAAAACTAAACAAGCATTAGGTAATGTTCAAGGTGCTTTATCAAAAGTTAAAGGTGCAGTATTTAATTTGCAAAATGCTTTTATTGGTTTAGGTGCTGGTCTAGTCATTAGAAATTTAGTTAATACAGGAAAAGAATTAGAAAACTTACAAGTCAGATTAAAATTTTTACTTAAAGATACAAATGAGGGTGCAAAGGCTTTTGACAATATGGTTAAGTTTGCATCTAAAGTTCCTTTTTCTCTTGAAGAAATACAATCAGGTTCAGGTATATTAGCAACTGTTACAGACAATGCTGAAGAACTACAAAAAATGTTAGAAATAACAGGTAATGTTGCGGCTGTTACAGGATTAGATTTTAGAACTACGGCTGAACAAATACAAAGGTCATTTAGTGCTGGAATAGGTGCGGCAGATTTATTTAGAGAAAAAGGTGTTAGAAATATGCTTGGCTTTAAAGTTGGTGCAACAGTTTCTATTGAAGATACAGTATTAGCTTTTGAAAAAGTATTTGGTAAAGGTGGTAGATTTGGAAAAGCTACTGATGAATTAGCACAAACTTTCACAGGAACTTTATCAATGATTGGCGATAAAATATTTAGTTTTAAGAAAACTATATTAGAAGCTGGTTTATTTGAAAGTTTAAAAAAAGAGTTCGGTGCGTTAGATAAATTTTTAGAAGAAAACTCAAAACAAATAGACAAAGTAGCACAAGATATTGGAATTGCTTTAGGATTTGCCGTTAAAAAACTTGCAGATGCAGTTGTTGTTATCAAGAACAACATGAATACATTTAAAAATGTAATAATGATTTTAATATCAGTTAAAGTAGTTACATTATTTACTAACTTAGCCATAGCCGTAACAAATGTTGCAAAAGCCATGATGTCATTTGGATTCGCAACTTTATTTACCAAAGGCGGTTTATTAGGTATTGCAAAAGCAATAGCCAAAGGTGGTGCAATATTTATAGCATTTAAAGGTATGGAAAAATTATTTGATGATATGAAAAACAGTTTTGAGGATTTTTCTGATGGTGTAAAAAATAGCTTACCTGATGCAAGAGATTTACATAAAGTTATGGTTCAAACAAAAAAAGCAGTATTTGATATGGCTAAAGTAGAAGAATCTATTGCAAAAGCAAAAGAAAAAGAACTTAAATTACAAAACTTTTTATTAGAAGAACAAAATAAAAAAAGATTAAAATTTAATCAATTAATAAATGACCATAAAACTACTAGCGAACAAGTATTAGAAAAAATTAAAGAACAAAATTCAGAGTTTAGTTTATCAAATGAAATTTTTGGATTTATTAATAGAGGTATAGATTCTTTTTCAAGAGGATTAGCTGAATCATTAATATTAGGTAAAAATATAAAAGAAACATTTAGTAATATGGCAAAAACATTAGCAGTAGAAGTGTTAAGTCAGTTAATTTCTGTGATTGCTAAAAAAGGAGTAGAACTAGCTATTGAAAAATTAATTACAGCAGAACATAAAAAACGAGCCGCTTTAAGTGGTGGTGGTTCTTTATTTAATATGGCAAGATCATTTTTAGGTTTTGCTAAAGGTGGAGCAGTAGCAAAAGGTCAGCCTGTTGTAGTTGGAGAAAGAGGGCCTGAAATGTTTGTACCAAATAGCACAGGTCAAATAACACAATCAGCAAGAGGTACATCTGCTGGACAAACAACAGTTAATTTTAACATAAATACTTTAGATGCAAGTGGTTTTGATGATCTATTAGTAAGAAACAGAGGAACTATTACACAAATAATTAATAACGCAGTTAATGAAAGAGGGAGTAAAAATCTAATCTAATGTCAGGTGCTTTTCCAATATCTAATTCTAAATTTGAAACAATGGGCATCAAGTCTATTCAGAATACAATTATATCCAAATCACAATCTGGTAAAAAACTTGCAAGACAAATTGACAATCAAAGATTTGGTTTTACTGCAAGAATAATAACTGCAAAAAGATCAGATGTTTATGGAGAACTTATGGCATTTATTGTTAAACAAAGATCAGGTAAAGAAAACTTTACAATAATCCCACCTGAAATAGAAGATGCTAGAGGTAATGAAACAGGAACAGTTTTAGTTAATGGAGTTCATGCAGTAGGAGACACAACTATTGCTATGGATGCTTTTGCTGGAGATGGTGCTGGTAGATTTAAAGCTGGAGATTTTTTAAAATTTGCGTCACATGATAAAATTTATATGGTTGTTTCTGATGTTACAAGTTCATCTAATGCGGCAACTGTTACAATAGAGCCACCATTAATTACTGCTTTAGCAGATGATTCATTAGTGACTTATGATAATGTTACTTTTACAGTTCATTTAACAAGTGATATTCAAGAGTTTGGTGTTGCTGGTGCTGATAAAGATGGAAATTTATTGTATCAATTTGAATTTGATGTCGAAGAAACTCTATAAAATTAAGTATTACATAAATGTTGATGTATTAGCAGAAGAAATAGTTAATGCTGAAGATATAGATGTTAAAAATTTAAAATTGAATAATAACGAGTTTCCTAGTAAAAATGCAAAATGGATTATTTATGATACAATGAAAATAACAAGAAAAATTATAGAGGATTATGACGAGATCACTAACGACAGCAGTAAAGAACGAACTAGCAACAAATGATATTAGACCAATACACCTTATCACTATTGGTTTTGGTACTCCTGTAAATCTCACAGATTGTTCATTTTCATTAACATCATCAGTATCAGGATCATCAGTTACATATAGTGCAAGTGATTTTATACTAGGTATTTCTAATCACACAGAAGAAACAGATATAACTAAATCAAGTGTAGGTATTAGTTTATCAGGTGCAGATCAAACATTTATATCAACAGTTTTAAATGAAAATGTTGTTAATGATAGTGTAGATATTTATAGAGGATTTTTAAATGACTCTAATGCTTTAATTGCTGATCCATTTTTATTGTATAGAGGAAAAATAGATAGCTTTGATATTTCAGAAACAGATAAAGCAAGTGTAGTTGGACTTCAAATAGTTTCTAATTGGGCAGATTTTGAAAAAAAAAATGGTCGTAAAACAAACAATACATCTCAACAGAGATTTTTTAGTTCTGATGTAGGTATGGATTTTTCATCACAAACAGTTCAAGATATTAAATGGGGTAGAGCATAATGGGTCTAGGAAAATTTATTTCAAAATTTATACCAAGTCCAATAACAAAGATTTTTACAAATCCTTTAATTTCATTAGGTGTTTCATTATTTCTTGCATGGATATTAAGACCAAAAGTTCCTGAAGTACCTGACTTTGGTACAAATGAATTTGACGATTTTGAACGAGGTATATTATTAAATAAACAATCTAATGACGCAAATATTCCTATAATTTATGGAGAAAGACTTGTCGGTGGTACCAGAGTCTTTATGGAAACTTCAGGCACAGATAATACTTACTTATATATGGCAATCGTAATGGCAGAGGGAGAGATAAACGATATAGAAGAAATAAGAGTAGATGATAAAGCTGTTACTTGGGCAAGTTCATTATCTGATGGAACAGAAGTAGAAGTAGGAAGTGGAGATAGTAATTTTTACAAAAATAGTGAAAGCTTAATAAGAGTTGAGCCTTTTTATGGCACAGATAGTCAAACCTCATCTGACTTATTATCTACATTATCATCTTGGGGAAGTAATCATAGATTAAGAGGTTTATGTTATTTAGCTTTAAGGTTTAAATGGAATCAAGACGCATTTACAGGAATCCCAAAAGTTCAAGCAAAGATACAAGGTAAAAAAGTAGTATTTTATAATTCAGGTCTTGCGGCTCAAACTGCGGCATACAAAACAAATCCAGCTTGGTGCTTATTAGATTATTTAACAAACGCAAGATATGGAAAAGGTATTGCTGTTTCAGAAATAGACTTACAATCTTTTTATGATGCTTCAGTAGTTTGCGAAACTCAGGTTACACCATATTCAGGTGCGAGTGATATAAATATATTTGATACAAATACAGTTATAGATACATCACAAAAAATTATAGATAATGTTAGAGAATTATTAAAAGGTTGTAGAGGTTATCTTCCATATACAAGTGGAAAATATAAATTAATTATTGAGACAACAGGAAGTGCATCAATAACATTAACAGAAGATGATATAATTGGTGGATATAATTTATCTATTCCTACAAAAAATGAAAGATACAATAGAGTTATAGTTGGTTTTGTTAATCCTGATAGAAATTACCAAGTGGACGAAGTTCAATTTCCACCAATAAATGATAGCGGTTTGTCTAGTGCAGATCAACACGCAACTATGAAAACTGCTGATGGTGGATTTTTATTAGAGGGTAGATTTTCATTTAAAACATTGACTTCTCCATACCAAGCTGAGGAGATGGCTGAAGTTATTTTAAGAAGATCAAGAGAAGCAATTACATTAGGATTAAATGTAAGCTTTGATGCTTATGATTTAGCCATAGGAGATATTGTAAATATTACACATAGTTCATTAGGTTTTTCTGCAAAAGCATTTAGAGTTATGGGTATTACATTTAACGAAGATTTTACAATAGGATTATCTCTTGTTGAATATCAAGCTAGTCATTACACTTGGGCAACAAAAGCACAAGTAAGTTCTACACCATCTACTAATTTACCTAATCCATTTACTATCCAACCACCAGCTAGTGTTACATTAACCGACCAACTTATTGAATATAATGATGGAACTGTAATTGTAGCTTTAGATGTTGCTGTTGGTGCTTCTCCTGATTCGTTTATAGATTTTTACCAAGTAGAATACAAATTAAGTACAGATTCAAATTTTATTATTTATGCACAAGGGTCAGGATTGAACCATAGAGTCTTAAATGTAATAGACCAATCCACTTATGATGTAAGAGTAAAAGCTGTAAATACATTAGGAGTATCATCAACTTATGTAACAGCACAAAGAAAGATTATTGGTGCTATTGAACCACCATCAGATGTTGAAGATTTTTCTTGTAATATTACAGGTCAAGATGCTCATTTAAGTTGGAAAAATATTAGCGACCTCGATCTTGCATTCTACCAAATAAGATTTTCCTCTGTAACAGATGGATCAGGAGATTGGTTAAATTCAGTAAATCTTGTAACAAAAGTATCAAGACCAGCAACATCAATTACTGTTCCAGCGAGAGTAGGAACTTACTTAATAAAAGCGGTAGACAAACTTGGAAATTTTAGTTCAAATGCAACAGCAATAATATCAAATGTTACAAGTGCAGAGAATTTTAACTCAATTACAACTGTTAATGAACATCCAGCATTTTCAGGAACTAAAAATAGTGTATCATTATCAGATGATGCACTTATATTAAATTCAAGTGAATTATTTGATGGTGCTTCAGGATTGTTTGATGCTAACACTACTAGATTTTTTGATTCAGGAGTTGCTAATGCAGATTTTTTAGCTTCAGGCAATTATGAATTTGCAAATGTAATTGATATTGGAGCAAAACATACAGTAAGAGTTACAGCTTCTTTAACTCAATCAGCAAGAAATCCTGATGATTTATTTGATAACAGAACAGGATTTTTTGATTCAAGTGCTTCAAATTTTGATGGAGATACACCTGCTAATTGTGATGCACATTTAGAAATTGCTACAAGCGATGATAATTCAACTTATACATCTTTTCAAAATTTTGTTATTGGAAATTACAC